GGAAGTATTGGTATACTCGCTGGTACGTCCACTGGCGTTGAGCCTATATTTGCTGTTGCTTATAAGCGCCGTTACCTAAAGGGTACTAATCGCTGGGTATATCAGTATGTGGTTGATAGTGCTGCACAGACGTTGATTGATAGGTACGGCGCTAAACCTGAGACAGTAGAAAGTGCATTGGATCTTGCTAGTGATTATGAGCGTAGAATGTCCTTCCAAGCAGATGTACAAGATTATGTTGATATGAGTATATCATCTACTATTAATCTACCTTCCTGGGGTTCTAAGCTT